GACATCTTTCATGACACCCCTGATAAATTCTATCAGAAAGATTTTGAAACTCAAACTAACTATGTAAAGGATAAAGAAAATGAAGATAGTTAAAACACCACAAACAATAGTTAAGTGGGGGCATGAAGATGTCACTATGCTTGAGCTATTTAAAGAGTTAGATAAACTTGTTTCTAGTTCTGTTAGTAACATGCATGAGATGGATGGGGATATGTATATGTCTGACTATCGTAATCTATGTGAGGCTCAATGGAAGATATCAAACACTCTTGAGTTACTCAAGAAGAAGTATAACGATGACTGAGTATGTAACAGGAGTTAAACCTGTTATTAAAAATAGAATAGCCGACTGTATTTATACTGCCAATGAAATTAAATCTATTGGTATACGTGAGCATAACAATCCTTACATCAGAGATAAATGTAATGGACTAATTGAAACTTTAAAAACAATATCAAAGGAGATAGATAAGTTATGAGTGAAGTATATAAACATAGAGTAGGACTACAATCTAAGCTAAGAGCTATGGAACATTATGTATCTAAAGGTTACTATGTATTTGATGAGACTAACCAAGGTCCAATAGATTTTGTAGCTGTAAACATGAACGGTGATGTTAAGTTTGTTGAATGTAAAACAATATCAAGAAGAAAAGATGACACAAAAATACATAGGATACTTTCAGATAGACAAAGAAAATTAAATGAAAATCTATTGACATCTAAAGCACCACAGGTTAAGGTAACTTATGTTGATTTAGATACAGGAGAAGTTGCATGATTAAAGAAGGTAAAGTATGGGGTCAGACTATACCCTTGTTACAATCTACTGGTGTAGAGATACATCGTATCAACATTGAGTTAGGTGGGTACTGCTCTAAACATGCACATCAATCTAAGTTCAATGCGTTCTATGTAATCTCTGGTGAGCTAGAGATCAAGAGATGGAAGGAGTATAAGTTAATAGATAGTACATGGTTAAATGCAGGTGATCTATCTATCGTACCAGCAGGTGAGTACCATCAGTTCATGGCACACCAAGAGACTGAGGCTCTAGAAATATATTGGACAGAGCTAAGTCATAACGATATCATACGAGAAAATGTAGGAGGTATATAATGATAACATTATTAATAGTAGCCTTAACAATACCTACTATCCTAAATGTAGTAGATATATTAATTTATAGTGGAGGTACGCAATGATTTGGATTATACTAGCATTACTAGGTGTGCTATGACATACATAATAGTTCAGATAGAAAATCCTCTGGACTTAGAGAGTATGTCTGTGCTACCAGATGAGAATGATCTAAAGATTAAACAATTTAGTAATCAAGAAGATGCTGTTAGATTTCTAGCTAAACATGACATGCTCGAAGAACTTGAGTATGACGCAAAGATTGTGAGGTTACATTGAAAACATTATTTGCTGGCCTGATTGGGCCGATTATATTACTACTAATAATATTTTATAGTTTACCTAGTAAATCCAATGACTTAGACTGCTTAGTTGAAGCAGTATATTATGAGGCTAGGTCAGAAGGAATAGTACCTAAGATAGCAGTAGCTAATGTAATATTACAAAGAGTTAAGAGTAAGCGATATCCTTCCACGATATGCGAGGTTGTCCATCAAGGTAAGCATAGTAATGGTAGGATCATAC